GTCTAGTCTGATGCTTTGATCTATTTCGCTTGTGGCATTATAGATAAAACGTTGTGCGTCTGCAATGTCGGCAATGTCACTAATACCAATACTCTTGACAACGCCCTTCTTATTGTAAACACACACGGCTGGAATCTTGCCCAAACCGTTTGGTTCAATTATTGTGTCTGTTATTGTTTCTTCGCCCATATCAATAACAGTTGTTGTTATAACGTCATTGGTCCACTCTTTAACTGTATGGACATCCTTGTTAACATCTTCAAGATATTTAAAATAGTTAAGTTGATATCTACCACTTGGGCTTCTTGACCAATTCCAATCTAATACAACTAATGGTGTAAGAACACTTAGGTAAGGTCTAACTCCAGCTTCAACTTCATCGCCTCTTGTAGTTGCACCAATGTTAGGCTTGCTAACAATGACCCAGGCGTGTCCGAACACACTTGTCCAAGTAGCAACGTCTTTCATAAAGTTATCTAAACTACGTCCATCAAAGTCTGCATCACGCATAAAGTCGTAAGTTTCTGCTAGGTTTTCAATAGAACCAAGGTCACGCTTTGGTTCTGTTCTAAATAAGAATGAATTGTAAACACTAATTACGCTGGCACAATGGTTTTCCAATGGTGTTGTGCGTAATCGTGCTTGGTATTCAGGTTCTGTTTCAAGTTGGTATCTAACAAGGTGGTTTGCACGACGGTATTCTTCACCGCCAATGTAACTCTCAAGCAAGTATTGCCAAGTTTCTTTGTATGTATCGTATAAGTCATTGCCGCCAGCGACCTTTGCGATAGCGTCATTTAATTTCTGTATTGCGTCCATAGTGTTTTCCTTATGCTAACGAATGTCCCCATCGTTGTGGTTGAATTAATTCCGGATCAACGTCACGCCTTAATGGCCATCTATAGGCCACGTAATAAGACATAGCATCAAACATATGATCCCAGCCAGAATCTTTATCAGGGATTTGTGTCCCATCTTTATATGTGTATTTGTCTAGACTTTCTATACTATATTTATTTGATTTGCCAATAAACAAGTGTCTATTGCCATCTGCTGACTTGAAACGTGCATTTATAGCATTAACACGGTCTCTAATAGGGTCGTGTTTGCGTGGTGCTTTAATAACAAATCCAGCATTGTGTAATATAGTATGATCAGTCTGACCCCCAGCACTAGTGCGCCTCTGGTTGCCACTAGGATCAGGGTAAACAAATTTCTTAGAAGATGGATAACGTGCTATTATTTCATCTACCATTTCGTTGGTGTTAGATGAATACATTTGTATTTCATCAATTTGGTAAGCCTTGTCATTTACTTCAACAAAGATTGCCGCTGTTGCAGGGCTTACGTTAAAGTCCATACCAATGTGTATAACGCTGTGATCTGCAAATTCTGGTGCTTCTTGTATGTTATGCTCACGTTCAAAGCAATATCCTACTCTGTTTTCAGTTGTTTCAAACGTTGCTTCAAACTCCTGACGGAACTGTTTCTCAGTCATATCACGTTTGGCATCTTGAACTTCAGTTGCACTAACAAAGCCATTACTTAGAGTAGTATGTTGCCAACCTTTCCATACAAGAGGTATTTCTTCCTGGAGGTTATACAAGTCATATAACCAATTGCCTTTGCCTTTGGGTGTGCCAATAAACAATGCGTGTCCTTCTTGGTCTGCAAGACTTGGACGTATAACACTCATCCAAACATCTGAATCAATGTCAGCAACTTCGTCAAAAACACAATACCAAAGTGAGGGGCCTCTAAGTGCATCACCGTTCTCAGCACCCTTAAGACTTATAGTGCTACCATTACGAAGGGTAATTGAAAGTTCTGATTCATTAATCTTCTTGATCCATTTAAGTTCAGTTAAACGTTTCTTAAGGGGCTTCCATACAATCATCTTAGCGGCACGGTAGGAACTTGTAATGTAAAATACTTCCTTGTTGGGTAGTCTTGCATAGTAGCATAACTGTCTAACACTGAGGAATGTTTTACCCCAACGTCTTCCGGCAACTACTACTTTAAAGCGGTGTGGATCGTCAGCAATGTCTTGTTGAAGCTTGGTTAGATTCATTGTCCCTCACGCTCTAACATTTCGCTAATATATTTAATATTGGTTTGATTCTTCATTAACAGTTCAGTAACGTCTAGTTGGTTCTTTGCCATTTCCTGGACTAATCCATCTAAACGTTGGATTTCATTGCACAAGGATTCGATTACTTTTTGACTGTGTTGAATTGCAAGGCCTTGCATTTGCATTTCATACAAGGGGTCAAAGTTAGGATCTAGCATTTTTCTTAGGCTTCCTTAATTGTTGAAGTCTTGTTATAATTTCAATGTTGTCAAGAGTCCAACCAACAGTATAATCTATTTGACTCATACATATGTTAGTGGATTGTTTGCCTCTATTAGACCAATCTTCTTCATTGAACCATAACATTTCAAACTGTTCCCAGGTTAAGTCATATGCTTCTTTGCGGTAACGTGCTTGACTACGATGCTTTAACCAAGCATAATATTTGTCACGTCTATAAGGGCAAGGGCCAGTAATCCAAGTTTCAGGGGTTTGATATCTGCCCTGGCCACCGCCTGGTTGCAACTTCTTAGCTTCAGGAACATACTTTAAATCCTTCATAATATTATTTATCTTCTATAGTAAATAACGGTAATAAAATGGAAGATAAATTGTTCAATGATATCAATGACTTAGCAAGCCTTGTGACGTAACCTCTTGATTTATAAGGGATTCATATTAGTTGACACATCCACTTATTGATAGTATACTTAATGTATAGGCAATAACGCTTATAGGCAAACAGAAGGCACACACTATGAAAACTACATATACAGTAAGTTCACAATGTCCTACAACAGGTAGGTTCCTCGAAAATGTTTGGTATGACAGCCAAAACGATGCACAGATCCACTATGATGCATTTGACATCAACTGTCGCAACAGATTCCAAAAGATTGTCTCAACAACAACTGGCGCTGTGATTAACGGCAACAGCACCTACACTGATATTGAATGTAACTTCCATACTATGGGGGAGACTGTGTAATGGCAAATATTATGAAAAACGGAAAAACAAAAAACTGGAGCCAAACTTATTACTCAAGGCTTACAAAAAAACAACACAAAGCAAACAATGAATGGTTCAAATCTATAAGCAATTTGCTTGCAGAAAACGGAATTATTACGGTGCCAGACTTAGGCAAAACATTTACAGTAAATGGCTTTAATTTTAAGGAGACAGCGTAATGAAAGACTTTAACAAGCAACAATGGCAAACTGCATTTGAGACAGTATTAAATACGCCAATTGATAAATTATTACAATCACATACAACTGATAAGAATATGATGCAAAGCATTTATTCATCTGATGACTTTCTTAAAACACTACCTTGGATTGAAGAACATTTTGACTATGAATCAAAAGATAACGTAACCAAAGGTATAGTATTTGTTTTAGGTGTTGCTACACTTAGTGGACATTATGTTAATTATTTGAATGAGGAGACTGTGTGAAAGCCAATGGCTTAATAATACTTGCTATGCTGTCAGGGTGTGCTTCATACTTTGACAGTCAAGACCCTTGTCAGCAAGAGCCTTATCCTAGTTTCTGTGGAAGTGCAAGAGAACCAATACCAGTTATTATCCTCGACGACGATTGGGTTCTATACTAGATAGTATTGTTTGCATTCTGCTTTCTGTATAACTATAATCTCGCTTACGTCCAAATGGCATTGAGCGCCACCCAGCATTGTCCGGTGTCCATCCTTTAGTCCAATCATCTCTACAGAATTGATCCGACTCACATTGTCTTGGACCTATTTCATCTAACCATACACGAAAGTCTAACCATTCAGGATGTATGTATACTTCTAGTTCACGTGCTTTGTTGAATGCGTTATACCATACACGCCACTCTTTAAGGTATATGCCTCTAAGGTTGTTCATAGTCTAAGTCCTGTTGAATTAATGCGACAACTTATGAACTCATTGTAGTAGTCTGTGCGACTTAGAACGTCAGCTTCAAACTGTAATTTGGTTTCCCAGTAACTCATCATTGTCTTGTTTGCACATAGCTTGAGTATAGTGCGGGTGAAATACTGTTCACCTAGAACAGCAACATCCTTGCATAGACTGTCACTTGAGCCATAGTATGTTTGCCAATCACTTGACACTATACTATGGCGCTTGTTGACTTTGCCTTTTAAGGGTGGGAGTTTCTTAGTCCTCCAGAAGTTCTTCTTACCAATATACTTCTTACCAGTTGTTAGGTTAGTAATAAGGTAAACAAAACCCTGGACATCTTCACTTGGAGTGTAGGGACTATTCTTGTAGAGCCATTCCATTAACGGTCCTCCCATATTGCATAGGCTATCAATAGCATACTTACAATTAATATAGGGAGGAACCAGTGTGGCATTAGCTCAACCATTGCCATAGTATAGTGCTCACAATCAAGGGTGGCACAAACAATATTACCACGCTTAATGCGGCGTTGATTAATTTGTTTCTACGTTCATTCTTAAGCATCATCTGAGTCTCCAAATAAGTTCTTGTAATGATCCTGACTGTCCCAGTAATCAGCAAGTGTTTCAGCAAGTTCTTCTTTGCTTACTACATACTCTACTGTGGGCATACTGTCAGCATTGACCAACAGTTTCTCAGGGTCTTTGAGTTTGATATTAGTTAACACAACACCTTTGCGTTCAGCCGCATCCATAATGCCTTGCCACTGTCTAAAGTTATTGTTCTGAGGATCAACATATGTTTTGTAAGTCTTCTGACTCTTGATGCCAGTAAGGTCCACTTCAT